CGCCCTTCGGGGCGGGATTTTTTTGGATAAATAAATGCAACAGAAAATTGAAATGCTGTTGAGTCGACTCGAAGGCGTTCGCGGAAGCAAAGGCCGGTATCAGGCGAAATGCCCGGCACATGAAGACCGGCTGCCGTCCCTTGCAATCACCGAAGCCGGCGACAAGGTGCTGATCCATTGCTTTGCCGGCTGCTCACCCCTTGAGATTCTTGAATCAGTCGGCCTTGAGATTGGCGATTTGTTCGAGGGCAGTCTCAAAAACGGAAACGGTCATCACCAAACCATCAACTGGCACAACAGGGTGAAGCGAGCGCGCTACGCGCTGTCGTTAATTGCTGTTTATGCCGGACAGATCGAAGAGAATTGGGACGCACTCGCAAACGAGCTTTCACTCGATGAGTCTGATCAGGCGATGTTTTGGGGTGCTTTCCAAGACGTTCGGCGGTTGCTTGATGGGTAAGCTCGAACAGCACTCCAAGGAGTTGAAGGAGTATTACGACGGCCTAGTTGATGAGGATGTTGACGCCTTCAAGCCGCCGTTCCGAATTAAGGACTGGGGGATTGAGCGGTATGAGGGCGCCGCGCCCGACATCCAGTGGCTAATCAAGGACGTTTTACCGCAATCAACGGCTTGCCTGATGGCCTCAATGGGCGGGGTAGGGAAGTCTTATTTGATCCTCGACATGGCAATCGCCATCGCAACCGATCAAACCATGATCAATCGTTACGCACTCGGCGGTCAGGTGGTCGACTCCGGCGCCGTTGTGGTAGTGACTGCGGAAGACTCACGCACCGCCGTTCACCGCCGGATCGATCAGATCCTTTCCCCGAAAGGTCGAGCTGCCGTCAAAAAGAATTTCCACATGATCCCGCTGCCTGACGCCGGCGGTCATATCACCTTCATCCGTAATCAAGGCGGTCAATATGTGATGACCGACGAATGGTTGTGGTTCTGCCAAGAAGTCAAAAAGATTCGCAACCTTAAGTTCGTGGCACTCGACCCGCTGCAAGTCTTTGTTCAAGCCGACATCACCGCTGACCCGGCAGCTGCACAGGTCTGGTGGTCAGCGGTATCAGCTTTATGCGCCGAGACCGGCGCGTGTGTGATGGCAGCTCACCACATGAGGAAAGACGGTGGGATGCAGATTGAGACACTCTTACAGGCTCGCGAAGCGATCCGGGGCACGACCGGCCTAGTCGACGGTGCGCGGTGGGTGTACGCACTATGGATGGCAACAACCGAGGAACGCGAAGCTGCGGAACACGCACTCAAAGACGAGACCCTCGGCCCGATGTCCATGATCAAGGGCGGCGTGTGTAAATCCAACGAGTTTGGTAATGATTCCATCACCGTCTATATCCGGGAGCAAACAGGGCTGTTGAGAGACCGCACCGCCGAGGTCAATAGCTGTTTGATCGAGCGAACCAAGCTCGATATTGACCAAATCCGCGAAACATTCACAGAAATCGCGCGCCGTTGGGACATTGAGTCGCCGTTCAGCTCGCACCCCGCCGGCAAGGACAGGTATTTGGGCAACTGGTTGCGGGATTCGTTTGATCTCGACCGCAAAGCTGCCAAGAAATATGTTGATTTGTGGGTCAAGAATCGCAACGTGGTTCAAGAGCCGCACCCGAATATTCGCCGGGCGATGGGGCTTCGCCGGAGGGAGACACCAGATGTGTGAAGTAACATTTTTCTACTTCACATTTACTTCCCGCTACTTCACCGGCGGAGGTCGGGAGGAGGAAGTAGATACTAAGTATCTACTTCCCCCCCCACCCCCCAATGCCCTTATAGGCTACTTCCCCCCCTTGTTCCCAAATGCCGTTTGATTCGCGGTCAAAGGATGAGCGTGGGAATGTGTATCACTCGCTTGAGGTGATCGCGGAAGCCGAGAGCGAGGGGAAGGGGGCGCGGTGGATCTGCCGTTGTGACTGCGGTTCGTTGGTCACGGTTCGCGCAGCGCAGCTGCGGCGTGGTGATAGGAAGGATTGCGGATGCGGGTTGTCGAGTGTTAAGAAGTTTAAGAATGCACTCGTCGATATTGGCGATCCTCCCTGCGATAAAGGTTGTTTGTATCGGCAACGCTGTTTGGAAGATGAGATGGCGTGTCAGCAGTTTAGATCGTGGTATGAGTGGGGCGGTGACATTCAGCCCTTTCCAGAAACCTTCAGACCAACCAAAGCCATGTTTAAAGCAATTTATGAGCAAGATAAACAGTCGAAACAAAGGCGCAAACGGGGAAAGGGAAGTAGCGAAGATCCTGCGTGAAGAGCTTGGGATCGATGTTCAACGCAACTGGGCCGAGCAAGCAGCTCGAGGTGGAGCTGATATTTTGATACCGGGATGGGCTATTGAGGTCAAGAGATGTAAAAAGGCCATGATAAGCAACTGGTGGACTCAGGCAGCGATTCAGGCTCAGTACGCTAGTAGACACCCCTTGTTGGTCTATCGCCTCGACAGGGGCAAATGGAGGGCTGTGATGAGCATTCGGCATTTGATACCCAATGGCTGTCACCATCAGCTTGAGATGAATTTTGACTGTTGGTGTCAGTTTTATCGCAACTGGAGAGTTGAGAATCGTGCTGAGTCTTGAGAGCTTTAAGCTCTTAAATCCGAAGGTCTCGAGATTCACGCTCGGGACAGGCGGTGAGCCTGAGTTGACGTTTCAGGAGGTCAGCGACTGTTTAGCTCAAATGAGCTTAGAAGCTGCAGCTTGGGGGAGGCTTTGTTATGCCAAACAGCGGGAGTATTCAGTTGTGGTTTTGGATTACCTGAGAAGGGAGGTCACGAAGGAAGTTCGGACAGACAAACACGGCTTGCCGGACTATTGGCTAACGTTGATTGATATTGCGGTCTGGATGAGCTTTCACGATGTTACCTTGACAAATCGCATCAAAGCAAAAGCAGTGAAACGAAAACGATGGACGAAAAACAATGAGATACATTTAACGAAATGCCTATTTTTATTGGATCAATTGGACTTTGAGCTACGAGCTGCGATCTCTCATTGGAACAAGCAGAGAAGTGTTCAAGACATTTGAGTTGTGATGTAGAATTACAATCTCACGGAGTTTATGCAAGGTCGCCAACGGCGGCCTTTTTTGTTGTCAGCATCCAAGCGAAACCCTAACCAAATTCAATTTTACCAAGGTCGTTCTGAGTAATTGCAGACGCAAAAAAAAAGAGGGCCGAAGCCCTCCTGAGAAGTTTGTTTTTAAGTCCTAATCTATTGCGGTTGCCGCTTAAAGCCCCAGAGGTAATCCCATCCCGAGCGGGTCAGTTCGACCTCGTGGAAGTTGTAGTTGATCCGACCAGTGGCTGGATCGAGCCAACCCCAAGACTCTGGGCGGACATACCGAATCAGTCCGCGAGTCAGCATCGACTTGAGCACCGCGGGGTGATGGCCTCCGCACTTGATCCCCACCTGCAACTTGGCGCTCGTGCGGTCTCGGCGGTGGCGCATGGCGACCTCGGAGATGAGGACGGTTTGGTTAAAGGTTAGGTTTGGCATGGTGCCTCCGGTTGGTTGGGTTAGATTTTGTTTCTGTATTTTCTGGTGATTAGGTTTCTGATCTGGTAGTCATCGTCCTCGATGTGTCCGAGGTTGCTATGGTTGATCACAATCTGCTTAACCATTTCCGCTTCAGCCTTTGTTCCAAATGCGCTGACCAGATAAAAGGCTGCTTCGCTATGGTAGTTCTGGTCGATCATGTCGTTGTATTGTGTTGCGTTGAATGTCATTTTCTTTTCCGTGGTCTGTTTAACTGTTTCTAACTGTAGGGCAATGTCCTAGCTATGTCAAGAACTATTTTCAAAAAAATATGACTGAATCAAAAAAAGATAAAACTTCTAACTACAATGCGAAGCGAGCTGATGGTCAGTCACGCTTTCAGGCCGGCAATCCCGGCAGACCGAAAGGAAGTAAGAACAAGCTATCGTTTCAAGCTGCCGAACGAATGGAGGATCTCGGCCTTGATCCGCTTCAAGGTTACGTGGATCTATTGATGAAGGCGAGAGCCGATGGCAATCTAGCTGTCGAAGAGCGCGCACTGTCTCGGCTGATGCAGTTCCGTTGGGCCGGCCTTCATCACTCAATGGTGACCAACGTTGACCAAGAAGATCTGGAAGTTAGCGTGACCAAATTCGATATGCCGGATGCGTTGGGAAAAGGCGGCATCGGGAACGACGGATCTTCGAGTTTTGATGAAGGTCAGCTCGCCGATGGTGTCGAAATTGAATCATTTAGCCCACAACTCGTCGCGTCCAACAACAAAAAGTCATAGAAAACAGGACGTTATCAGCGTCGACACGACCTAGTCAGGGTTGTGCGCCTTAAAAAACGTGGGGGGGAGGGGTCTCTTGCGCGTCAAAAAACGACCCCCCACCCCCCGAAACGTGACCGCCCCATCATATGTATTGGGAGTCACACAAAAATATTTTCAAATTCCCGAGTTTGAATGTCAAAAATACAAATTCCCTACAAATATAGTCCTAGGGATTACCAAATACCGATCTTTGCGGCGCTTGATAACGATTACAGAAGAGCTTGTTTAGTCTGGCATCGGCGAGCCGGCAAAGACCTAACGCTGTGGAACCTCACAATCAAGAAAGCTCTTGAGCGTAAAGGTACATATTTCTATAGTCTACCGACGTATAACCAAGCCAAGAAGGTCATTTGGTCAGGCATGAGCAATGAGGGGGTGCGGTTTCTCGACCACATCCCCAACGAGATCACGCGCAGCCTCAACAACACCGAGATGCGTGTCACCCTCGGCAACGGCAGCATCATTCAGTTGGTCGGCACCGACAACATCGACAGCATCGTCGGAACCAACCCGGTTGGCGTGGTCTTCTCGGAGTACAGTCTGCAAAACCCAAAAGCTTGGGAGCTGATCAGACCGATCCTAGCCCTCAACGAAGGGTGGGCTGTTTTCAACTACACCCCGCGTGGCAGAAACCACGGTTGGCGATTGTTCACGATGGCTGAGAAGAACCCCGACTGGTTCGTTCAAAAACTATCAGTCGAGGACAC